TGGTGGTGAAGGGGGTGCCGGAGGTACAACGGTCCCTGCGCAGAACAGGAAACCCTCCGGCCCGCCCATCATAAGCCATTGCGGTTTCCTAAGCCATTACGGCAAGCTAAGGAAACGCAACGGCCCCATGCCTCCTGATCTACGTGCGTTCCTGACCCTGCACGCCACCGTTGGCGCCAGGGATGAGGAGGCCACCCGCCAGGTGCTGCGCGATGTGGCCCTGAACCTGCCGCAACGCACCGCCCACAAGGTGGTCTCGATGCTGGAGCGGTCCATTGGCGTAGGTGCTCGGGTCTGGCTGCAGAGGCTGGCCTGAACCATGGCTGAGCGTACATTCCAATGCCGCCGCAGCAGCTCCTGCCGGGCATGGATTGAAGAGAGCGCCATCGAATGGCACGACGAGGCCGGAACCCGCCGCCCTTTTTGTAAGCCGGGCATGTGCCCGAACGGCAAGCGATCGGACACCAGCGACGAGCTGCTAGCCCTCCAGCTTGATGCCCGCAGGCTCAGGGCTGAGGCGAGGGATGCCAAGGCTTCGTCAGAGCGAGCCCTAGCCAAGCTGGAAAGGGTGCAGGATGCCCTGACCACGGCCCTGGAGATCAGGGACATTTTCGATCAGGGGACCATCGAGCCACCGGGAGATCCCGAGAGGGAGGAGGCGGCACCGATTCTGATGATCAGCGATATCCACTGCGGAATGGTGGTCAAGCCATCAGCGGTGAACGATCTTAACGAGTTCAACCCGGACATCTTTGACGACCGGCTCGATGCGGTGTTCCGCAATGCCCTCAAGATCATCGACGGCCAGCGCAACACCATGACCATCCGCGAGGGGGTGGTCTGGCTGGGTGGGGACATGATTGAAGGGGAGCTGCACAACGACGCCGTGCAGAATCAAACCCTGACCACCACTCAGCAGATTGTCCGGTGTCAGCTGGCCCTAGTGCGAGGCTTTGACTATCTGCTGGCCCATTCCGATCTGGAGCGGATCATGGTGCCCTGCAACGTGGGCAACCATGACAGGACCACCAAGAAGCAGCAGAGCAACGCCACTGAGAACAGCTTTGCTCATTTGATGTATCACAACCTTAGAAGGCACTACAGAGACCAACCACGTCTGGTGTGGCAGATCGCTGATGCCGACTGCCTTTACCTAGATGTTTACGACAAGCGTATCAGGTTCTTCCATGGCGATTCGGTGAGGTACAACGGCGGTGCTGCTGGCCCACTGTGGAACGTGGACAAGCACGTGAAGAATCTGGATCAGAGCATTCCAGCTGATAACACATTCCACGGCCATTTTCATACGTTGGGCTTCGGCAGGGCCACCGGTAACGGCAGCCTTCCCGGTTGCGCCCCCTATGGCCACCGCCAGGGCTATAGGCCCGAGCGACCGCAGCAGGGGATGAGGTTCCTGCACAGCCGCTTGGGTTTCGTTGGTTCATTCCCGGTCTTCACCGAGTAACACGTGTCCTATCGGATTGAAGGATCTCAGCTTGTTTCCAAACGTGTCACGAAAAACAGCTTCAGACGGGAGATCATCGATTCATGGGATGGTGCCTGCGCCTACTGCGGGTGCGAGCCGGAGAAGATCACGCTCGACCACGTGATCCCCAAGGTCAAGGGTGGAATGACCGTTAGGGGCAACCTTGTTCCGGCCTGCGCAGAGTGCAACGTAAGCAAAAACCATTGCGACGTGTGGGCCTGGTATCACGCGCAGCCTTTCCACACCACCGCGAGGGAGGAGCGGATCAGGAGCTGGCTGGCCCAAGACTGACTACTTCGCCTTCATTCCACCGCCCTTGACTGGCTTCGGCTTCTTAGGCATGGCCTGCTTTTTGCCCTTGCCAGCCTTGCCCATTGCCATGCCTTTGCCTGCTTTGTCGTTGTACACGGGATCACCGCTGACTGCCTTAGGTTTCCCGGAAACCTGAGCCAGATCGTGCGGCGCCATGTCCATCCCCGTCCTGAACAGCCTGTGGCGGATCACCCCAAAGGATGACCGTGAGCTGATCCGGGGTTATGCGGGCTGGCCCCTGTCGGTGACCAACCTGACCGAGCTGACGGCGATCCTCAACCGGGTGGCGATCACCTCCACTGCTGCCGTAACCCAGGTGCAACGATGGATCGACGAGATCGAGAACCTGGAAGCGGACTACGCGGAGAAGGTGGAGATCGGGACGGCGCACCTCGGCAATGCAGCGAGCTACGAAGGCCCAACCCCTGGAGAGACCCTGAGCCGCGACGACCTGAAGAAGAAGGCCGACGTGCTGGAGTGGGATACCAGCCTGCAGCGGGTGAAGTACGAATCGGGCGGCGCTGGTGGGACGGCCGGCGCCGTGCTCGGCGGACGTTTGGCCGACTTAAAAGGGCGGATCTTCCAGACGCTGGGAATCCAACCGGTCAGCGGCAGCGGCAGCGGAATGGCAACGCTGGTTCGTAGCTGATGGCTACCGACTTCGCCGAATACGCGAACCTGCGGATGGTGTGGGCACCGCCGGGGACGATCACGAACTTCCGTGCGGGGGTGCCTGCTGCTGGCCCTGCGGTGGTGGTCGAGGCGTTTGCCAAGCCCCAGGGCCGCAGCGAGCAGGATCTGCCAGGAGTGAACGCGGGCTCGCTGATCTTGGAGGGCTTCATCACCCGCTGGGCGCTGCTGGGCTCCGCGAGCTGGCTGGCGGCCGGTGCTTCGCTCACGTGGGATGAGACGGGCTACAGGCCCGCTGGGATGCTGCCAGGGGCCACCGGGCAGGCGGTGCTTACTGATCTCACCGTGCTGCCCACGCTGGCCGATGGTGCCGAACAGGGGCAGCTGCGCATCCTGGAGTTCCCGTTCGGAGTCGGCGGGATCGGTAGCGAGCTACGCGAGGCCCTGGGGGACAAGTTCAAGGCGGCCCTGTTCACTGCGATCTGAACCATGAGCATCCGAGTAGAAACCACGGTGACCGGCCCCGGCCCTGGGGAGCTGAACCAGATGCTGCAGGAGATCAGCCGCAGCACGCTGGTTGAGTTGTTCGGTCGTTATCAGGCATCGTTCAACCCCTCGGCGTGGAACTGGCCACGAGAGACGAAGCGCCGCGTGGGCACGGTCGGGAGCCCGCGCAACATCGTAGACATCGGCACTCTGCGGCAAAGCGGCACCTACTCCTTCACGGACCCGTACACGATGGAGGCCCGCTGGAGTGCTGATTACGCCACCGCCAAGCATGAAGGCGCTCGGCTGCGCAATGGCACCATCCTCCCGGCCACGCCCTGGACTGATGCGGTCAGGGGCACGGTGCAGGTATCGGGGATCCCGGTGTTCCCGCTTGGCCGGAAGCTGCAGCAACGCATCCAGAGGGCGGTGGCGGGGTCTTAGGTCGGTTGGGCAGGATCTACCGTCGTTGGCAGGAATCGAGTTGACGCCGGCAGCCAGTACGTGAAAGGCAAGTCCAGCTTCAAGGCCGATGTCGGCTTTAATTCCCAGATCAATAGCACTTGGCCGCAGTGCTTGAACTCCTTAGCCAGGTAGCAATAGTGCTCATCAAAGCTGCTAGTCCCATCGTATGCCGTGATAACCAGGCAATCGGCATCCTCCGGCAGCCGCTCGCTCACCGGGATGGGCTTCGGCGCGGGTGACGCAGAGTTGCCCCAGCGGGCAAGAACGGCGCGGGCTGTTGCTGGAGCAAGGTGGCGGGTGCCCTTAGCTCGCTATCTGGTTCACCCTGAGCTACGATCCGCCAGTATTCACACTGTTCTTTTCTCATGCCTTCCTTGGCATAAATGCAGTCGGCATAATCGCCGGTATCAATGACACATCCATCGGGCACAGCGCCTTGCTCAAGATCAACGTGGCATCCATAGTGTAGATCATCAAGTTTGCCTGTCATTTGCTTTACTGCGTCGGCGGCATCGTAAAGCCCGAACCTGTTTGCAACCAGAATCAGGCTTGCCATCTGTGCAGATAGTGAATCTTGACTTTGCGGCCATGCCGGGAGTTCGTGAAGATCAATGCTCATGGTCGGTCGGTCGGTGGTGAATGGGTGCCGGGTGGTGCCAAGGACCCCCCGCTTCGCAGGCGGGAGGGTCGGGAGGCGCACAACTGAGCTGAGAAAGCGTCTCGCAAGGGCCACCCAGCCCCCCCATCATAAGCCATTGCGCTTCCCTAAGCCACAACGGCAAGCTGAGAAAACACAACAGCACCGTGCCGCTTCCCTTTGTCACCGCCCCGGAAGTCAAGGTCGAGCAGGTGGGGGACGA